TCGACGGCGCAATGCGTCGGACGGACTGTGCAAAGGTCGGCACGCCACCGGCGCCACCGTAATACTGAAGGAAACCAAAGGGAGCCGAAATGTTCGGCATGGGATTGCTCCTCTGTGCTGGTTTGCTGTCGCACACCGAGGCGACTTAAACCGGGGGGATCAGAAAGCCTCCCACGCCGGGGGGAGGAGCGTCATGACCTATAGACAGAAAAAGGCAGAAGTAAAGGGGTTTTTACACCCCTCTACACATTTTCAATCATTAGGGATCGGGATGGCTTCATAGCCCTTCTTGATTTTAGCCTGAACTTCGCGATGGTCGCGGCCAAATTGTCCATCAGGGCTCTGATTGAGAGATTGCTCCCTAATCTTGACCTGATCGCGAGCCTTCTTCTTCTCAGCGTTTTCAAATCGCTCGCTGATAACCTTCGGGCGAGCCATCAACACCATGCCATCACGCTCAATGACAGGGTAATTGCCGGTCGGCATCATGGTCGGATGACGTTCCGTAGGCACAGGCTCCCATCCAGTGCGCGCCAGAGACACCTGATAGGCAGGGTCTTCCATGCCATAGACGGTCTTGCGCTTCCAGTTGTAGTCCCAACCGTCAGGAACAATCCTGTGGTCGACATAGAACTTGTCACTTCCTTCATCAACGCTGCCACCGATGGCGCCCATAATCTCGGCGGCTCGCTTGGCAGCAAGTTCACGCGAGTTTTCGGGGCGAAGGGCAGGACGCTGTTCTGGACGACGCGGAACAGGCTGCGCAGCAGGCTCCGGGTCAATGCCTTGCTCTAATTCATTCACTACCCTGGTGATGGCAGCAATATCATTTGGCACTTCAAGAGGAACGTCGCTGTCAATACTGATTGCAGACGGCCGAAGACTAGGGCGACCGGGGCGCTGGGGCGAATAACCGCTCATTTTTGTTTCTCCTAATGAATTTTGCCAGCCTTGCGGAGTTCCACAAGGTTTTTGGCGTATTCAGTATCCGACATGCCCATCATTTGGGCCATTTCACGCTGTTCTGGCGTCAATCTGACGACATTGGAGCGCGTTCCAGCAGCAGTTCCACTTCGACTGACAGGTGCAGCCGGCGGCATCGACTGGCGTTGCGCGCCGGATGACGCGCCAGACATGGGAGATTCAGCCGGAGCTTCATATCGCTGCGAAGAAATGCCCATAATGCTCTCAATAGCTGAAAAATACTCGTCGGTATCAGCCTTGATGCCGTCTGCATCGACCAGATTATGCGCCGCGATCATCTTCCGAGTCAGACGCGGATCGTGGACGCACTCAGGGTGGCGCCTAACCCAATCAGCGGAACGCGGGGAAAGCGTTGCCGCAAAGGCTTCGACGGGATCAGAGGGCGTCTGATAAACCGGCGGAGGCTCGCGCCTGGGAGCAGCCTCCATGCTGGCCTTGCCGTTCTCCAACTGAAGGAGCTTGGCAGCGTTGGAAGCCATACCTTCCTGGATATCGGCAGCCGAGTCAAAATCACCAGACGCCATTGCCGCCCGGTAATTCCCCTTCAGGATGTCGTTCTCACGCCGCAGGGTGCCAATGGCGTTGTTGATGAGGTGGAGATTGCTATCCTCAACCTCACCACGGGCGCTGTGCGCCTGCTGGGCGGCCTCATTGGCGCGATGCTCGGCATCCAGGCGAAGGCGCTTCTCCGCCTCAAGCTGCCGCCGCAGCGTCTCAATGCCATCTTCCGGCGCGATAACCGGACGAGGCTTCTCCTCCGCCTTCTCGACCTTGATTTCAGGCTCTTGAGCTACGGGATCGGCGGGCTCAACAACAATATCAAGCTCTTCCTTGCTTCCTGACATAATCTAGCCCTTACCAAACTTGATCGGGCTGATCGACGCGCCCGCGAATAGCATGATCGTCAATGATGCGGCAAAGAACGCCATTGATAGTTACGCTCCAGCCATCAGAGGGGCGGAACAAAACCCAATCACCTTCATTAATCTGAACGTCTGAGAACCACTGATTTTCCGGGTCAACAAAAGCAGTTGCACCCTTCTTAAGAACAAGACCAATCTTGCCCTGATACTTATCCTCATCCGTGGTGCGGTCGGTAAGATAGATGCCGCTCTTGGTCTTGGAAGGTCGAATATAAACCCCAACAAGAACCTGATTGTTGAAAATTTCAACCTTACTTAAATCTCCAACGTCGCCCTTGAGTTTCTTCTTAGGATCAACGTCGTGTTGCATTAGCATAAGCGTCACAAAAAACCTCCACTGTTACATTCTTTCGCACATAGAATCAGCCTCATCAATTATAGAAGACGCTTCAATGAGACCTTGGATACGCCCCGCTGTCTTTTTGTAGTCCTCCAACGACAAATGACCGGCGGCCATGTCATCTTTAAGAGCGTTCACACGTTCGTCAACTAATTTCTTGAATTGTTCAGCCAGTTTTTTGTTAAATGTGAGCATGCGATGATCTTTCAAGAGCTTGCGGTCGAGACGGAGGCATTGGGAGGGGCAATACCCCCGTCTCTTACCGCAGCTATAGGCGCCCGCTACGGTAACTTAAGTCGGAAGAAGTGGTGACTACTTCCGACGTTCAATCTCCGTCTTCTCCAGACGACCGAGGCCGCTACCAGCGCCAGCGTCCATGTCCTTGTAGGTGCGATAGACGCGGCCACCAGCCTTCCGCCCCATCATCGGCCCCGGAGGAGGCATCTGCGGGGGAGGCATCGGCATGCCGCCACCCATCTGGGGCATCGGCATCGGTGCAGCCGCAGGAGGCATCACAGGGGCCTGACGAGGCATGACGGCAGGGGCGGCACCAGGGCCACCCATGCCGCCCGGCACGCCAGACTGACCCGCCGCACCATCCACGGCAGGGCGACCCGTCGAGATGATGATGTTGACGTTCGTCTTACCCTTGGCGCGGCCACCCGTAGCGCGGGCCATACGGCAGCCGGCGCCATGGTCGGCCTTGCCGCCGTCCTTGCGCTTAGCAGCCGCACGCTGAAGTGCGCGGAAACCGGCCACATCAGGCTCTTCCGAAGGCCGCGTGACCGAAGTTTGGCGCGCAGGCACCGGCATTGAACGGCCATAAATCAGATCGCCCGGCTCATGCACGTCTCCGCCACCCGCGCCGCCGCCGTCCTCACGATGCTTGCGCTTGGACGAGACTTCACCGCCATGAGCCCGGCCATACAGGAGTTCGCGGATCATGTCGGCTTCGCGCGCCTTCATCGACTTGCGACGAGAAGGGGGCGGAACTGCATCTTCACTGTAGCGAGGCATGCGACGCGCCGGAGGTATCGGCATATCCCGCTCATCAAAGATTTCACCGCCATCCGCCTTGTGCATACGCGCGGACTTGTGGGCGCCCGTTTCGCCACCATGCTTCTTGCCAGTCAGCGCGGCGCTCTTGACCATCTTCCGAACAAGGGCGCGGTCGGCAACAATGTCGTCGTGCTTAGGCGCGCGACCATGCACCTTGCCGCCCTTCTTCATCCCGCCGCCGCCGCCATCTTGCACATACATGCCGGCATTGCGGTCGGGCGCGGGCGCAGGCGCAGTAGCGCGCGGTGCTGGGGCCGACATGCGGGCGCCTTCGTCTTCCATACGCTGGCGCGCCAAGGCGCCCAACTGCCGGGCATTCAGGTCGTCGGCAGACGGCCCAGCGGGGCGACGCGGCGCGATGCTTGGGCGAGCGCCCAGGCCATAAGCGGGCTCGGTAAGCGGCGCGCCCGGCGTGCCTCCAGTCATTCCGCGCGCCCCAACCTCACGGCGAACTTGGGCAAGCACGCGAGAGGTTTCATTGTTATTTCGCGTATTTATGGCAGATTGCCTTGTCGTTTGGCGATTACGACCCGGCGCTTCCGCGACATTAAAACCACCCTCTTGGCGATGCTTGCGACCAGTGTGCTTAGGCGCGCCGCCGTGCTTGTAGCCGCCAACATGAGCATCGCCGCCAGACCGCTCCTCGTTGGCTTCCTTCTGGTTGCGGTTGATGTAGTTGTTGGGCGTCAGAGCCTTGCCACCGGCATTGCGCGGCTTGCGACCGGCGTGCTGGTGCGCCTTCTCACCTTCGACATGCAGCACCTTGCCACCACGCTTGAAGGCGCGCTTGGAGACGGGGCGCATGCCAGTCTTGGCGCCGCTATTCACCATCTCCGGCGGCGTCCACGAGGAGGCGTCAACTTGCGCCTTCGGGTCGCCTGCGTCGCCCATACGCTTGGCCTTCGCCTTCATCGCCGCTCGCGCGGACTTGGCATGCTCAGACATTAGCAGAAGTCTCCACAGAGATTACGGGCGTCCCCGCTTGGGCTGCATGCCGTGCAGCGCGGTGTGACGAGTAAGGGACAGGGCGTGGTCAACGACGGAACCGCCACGTCGAAACATATTCTTTTTACCATCCGCGCGATGAATGCGGCTGTCACCCATTGGTAGACCAATTTCTGCCATTGCCTGGGCGAGAGGGTGGCTGTGGGCAGGGTCTTCAATAGCTCCGCCGGTAGCGGCATGGCGCATGGCGTTGATAACGTCTTGATGTGTCGTCTGTTCGTCGCCAACCTTGTCCCAAACGGCATGGTGAGCAAGGTGCTGGTAGTATGGCTCCATGCCCTCGGGCGCCTTCAGGCCCATAGCCTCCTGCCGGGCGGCAAGGCGGTCGACAGCTTCACTGCCGGCGCGCGCGAGGGGCTTCTTGGCCTCTGAAGTAGGATTGCCGGTGTGCAGGACAACCTGCCGCGCATCGAGAGTAGGTTGGTCTCCGCGACCAAGCAGAGACGCCATGAAGCCCGCCTTGGCGCTGCCGATACCATGAACGCCACCAATAAAATGGCGCCACTCTTCGGGGCTGCTTTTGCGCTGCATGGCGCGAGAAACCATATCAGACACGGCTGCCGCATGCTGAGGAAGGTTCTGGGCTGCCCACGGAAGCGCCTTTGCCTCAGTAGATAGACCAAATGGCTTCATGACATTGGAAGCATCTGCGATGGATTCGTGGTCGACAATGCCCTTCTCGGCGGCGTCAAGATAACGGCGACCCATAGGAGAGTGTAGCCACTCGCCAAAAGCCCCTTCAGGACGAACGCTGCCAGTAAAATCATGAGGAATTGGCACACCCGAAGCACGAGCCTTATCAGCAGACCTAGATTCACGCTGAATGCTTGATCGAGTGATTGTATACGCCTTAATGAGATCGCGAGGGGTCAAGCCATGTGTTGCAGCCCGACGCGCTGTCTCATCCATGAATTGACCAAAGTTGACAACATGCGACGGGATTTCGCGTAAATCCCCAAGCTGTTCCTGCACTTCGCCAAGGGGGCGCCAATCCCACCCAGCCATCTTGCGGCTTTCAGGGTCTTTGTAGGCCTCACCCCCGTCTGCACGATGGATGCGGCCACCACGGGCGGCAGCATCACTATCACCATAACCACCGCCAAGGGGGCCGGCAGCGGCAGCGGCAGCGGCAGCTATCTCGGCGGTGCCGCCCGTTGGAGCCCCACCGCCATTAGGGTGCCAACGGTCCCCACTGCCACCCTGCCCTCCCTCGGAGACCTCGTTTTTAGGAAGATTGTAGAGGGACGCATTAAACGTCGGCGCGGAGATGGACGGGGGCACGTAGGGCGAAAACTTCACCGGCTCACCTGACCCCATGCGGGTGGTGGGGCGCGACGCCAGTATGGCCGCCATAGTCGCCTTGGACGGGGCAAGGTTCAGCGATTCAGGCGACGGCAGGCCAGTGAAGGCGCCAGCAGCCGGGGCGAAGTTGATGGGGGCGCCAGTAGCAGTAGCAAAACCGGCAGGGGCGCCACCAAACGCGTAGCCACCACGGCTCGTCATCTTGAGGGCGCGGTCGACAACGCTTTCTTTGGATTCAGGCGGCGTAAATATCTTTTTTTCTACTAAAGGCATATTAAATTTTTGTCTATAAGCATTTGTTTCTTCAATTCTTTCGTTGTAATTTTTTGATGGCTGAGGATGATAACCCCACTCATGATGGCTATCACCAGAAGTAAATAGATCTCTGGCGTTAACTGCTTTTTTTAATATTTTATAATTGCCATTTAATGCAGACTCTCCGTGATCTTTTGCATATTTCATATTTATAGCAACCCAATCTCCTGGGTTGATATCTTTAATGGATTTATCTTTAGGAACAGCTCTGTAAATTGTTTGTTTATAGTAAGGTCTACCTTTAGCACTTTTCATATCATTAAATGCGTCAAAATCATATGCGTTTCCTTGATCTCCATAATATCTAAACCCATTAGGTCCGTAAACATCTTCCGGATAAACGCCAGTTACATCATGCATAGGCGATCCATTGTCAGGTCCAGGCGCAGAATGTTCTCCTTTGTATGTAGTTTCATTCCAATCAGGGGCACCACCAAACGCATAACCACCACGGCTCGTCATCTTGAGGGCGCGGTCGACAACATTACCGTGATCGCCTGCCACCCACGCATCAGGCGTCTGACGATAGACGGACATCCAATCATCATGCAGTTTGCTCGGCGCGATGCCATGCTCGCGGCTGATGCGCTTCATGATGGCGTCAATGGCCGCATACTGCGTTTTCCCCTTCATGCGGCGCAGTTCATCGCGATGCATCGTCAGGAGGTGCTTTAGCTCTGCAACGGCAGGATGATGAGGGGTGTGCATTGGGGCATGATCGTCATCAGCACCCGTATTGCGTGCCACGTAGAGCGCCGCACGGGCGGCCTTCTTGGGGTCGGTGATCACTGCACGCCTCCGGGAGCGCGAGGGTTGCCCAAGCCGGGCAGAGGGCGTCGCCTGGAGGCGTCCAGGGCAGCCTGACGTGTCTGCACACTCTCAAACGACGGGCGCACCAGAGGCTCTACCAAGGCGGCGCTGTAGGGATGCACCGCGAGGTTCTGGGCGAGGTCCACAAGCTGGATGCGTTCCTTGGCCAGTTTGTCGTCCAACTGAGCGTCGACCTGCTCGCCGGCAATGCTAGCGTCGGTCTCGACCTTGTGCGCGTCAAGCTGCGCCTTGGCCACGCCCAGGTGCGCGTCGGTCGTCAGCTTCTGCATGCCCATCTGAATGTCGGCCTGCGTCTTCTGTGCCTTCGTCTGGGCGTCCAGCATGCGCGCCTGAGCCGTGATGTCCTTTGCCTTGGCGTCGGCCTGCATCTTCATCATCTCAGGCGGCGGCGCACCCTGCGCGTTCGGCGGCGCCATGAACTGCGACGGGTTGCTCCAGCCAATCGCTTGAAGAGCCGCAGTGTCGACGGCAATCGGGTCGTAGAGGCCCGGCTGTGCGGCCTGTAGCTGCTTCAGAGCCATGATCTTCATAAGGCGCTGCGCATGCGATGCGGTGTTGGGATCGGCCTGCGGCGTCAACTCATAGTTATTAAGGGCTTGCAGGAAAACCTGCTCATCCCACGGGTAAGCCGGCGCCCTGTTCCTTTGCCAGAAACTCTCAGGATTGTCTCGGAAACACTTAATAAGTAACCGGAACTCCTGCGCCTGAGCGGCATGCATGCGCTTGTGAACGCTGTTCAGAATCTTGGCGGCCTGCTCGATCATGGCCAACGTCGTGCCGACCGGCGCGTCAGAACGCCCCTCGCCCGTCTGCATCTCGGACACGCCGCCAAGGCGCTGCCCGGTCTGGGCGATGTTTTCAACCAGCGACATCAGTGCAGGCGACGGGTCTTTGTAAGGCAACGGCATGATAGCTTGATTGATTGGCAAGCCACCCGTCTTGACCAACGCACCACCACCCGGCGGCACACGGAAGATGTTGGTGTTCTGGCGGGCGCCAACATCTGACATCAGGAAGCCGGGGAAGTTGGCATACATGCCGGCATCGAGCAGTTCACGCCACGCGGCTGTGATGGCGTTTGTAGTGTTGCCCAGAATATGCAGTAGACCAATATCGTAAAAGCCAAAACCAGGAATGAAAGTATACTTGACGAACGTCTCCTTGGCTTCGGGGAGTTCGCTTTGGTCTTTGTCGTAATTCCTAGTGATAGAAAGAATGTTTTTGGACGATACATCAATCGTCACCCGATAAGGAATCTCAAGCCCACTCTGCTTGCCCTTGTGCTTGTGTTCAAAGCCAAGGATATCAAGTTCGCAGTAGCACTCGTAGATTTCGCGGTCACGATCCTCTGGGCGATGGGCGTCAATACTAATGCCTTCGACCTCTTTCTTTTCCAGGTCTAGCGAGTTTGTTTTGGATGCGCTGGGCGTGCTAAGGCTGATGTCTTGATAAACACCAAGGATTTGCAGTCGCTTAACTGTGCTAGGCTTCATATGAACGCGATGCGTAATACGCTTGGCGTTTGCAAGATCAGTGGCGGTATTATTTACGATCAAATCGTTGGCGTCTACGGTTTCGCTCACGGGGCGATTGCGTAGAGGGCAGTAATACACCTTCTTAAACTGCGTTCCGCCAAAACCCAGCATCAGCAGCATGCGGTCGGTGTCAGGGTAGTATTCGCTGGCAGTCACGGTCAGGTAGTGATTGAGGTCACGCTCAAGGGCGTCGGCCATGCGGTCATCAGCGGCCGTAGCGTTGTTGTCGTCATTCCTGATCTTGATCGGCCCGTCAGTCGGGAGGAGTTCGGCCCTGGCATTGGCCTGGAAGCGCAGGACCGCCTCCAGCAGCAGAGGGTGACGAACGCGGCTGATGCCTTCGACTGGCGCGCCGTCTGCGCTGCCGCCAAGGCCAGGAATGTCCAACTTCAGGCCGAGCAGGCGCACGCCATTGGCGCGGTCCTCCACCCAATCCTTGCGGCTATCGATATCAGCCTCGATGCTGCGGACGAGGTCGTCGGCAATGCGCGACAACTCTACGGGCTCGATGTCGTCGACGAGGTTGTCGAACCATCCACGCGGACCACGCGATGCCGCGCTCTCCAGAGGGCTGCCGTCGATGGAGACGGTGACGCTGCCGTCGCCATGTTCGATCGACAAGATGTTGCCCTTGGCGTCGGTCATGCCCTGGTCTAGCGCGTCCTCCGCGACCTCCACCATGATGTCGCCCTCCAGCATTTCAGCTTGAGGCGGGGCGGGCTGCCGCAGAGACGGGCTCAAACCAGGGACGAGCGGCATCAACTACCCTTTGCTTTCAGCCTCCAGGCGCCTCACGTCGATTGCAAACCGTCGCAAAGCCTCTTGGCAAGCAATTGTATCACTCTTGGCTGATAGGGTATATATCTTGACATAGTCAAGCGGTTCCTGGCCGACGACCTCAACTTCATATAAATTTAGACCTGGGCCACCGCCATCAGTGCCCCGGATCAAGCTAATATATACGTCAGGCTTTTCGCTCATTTGTCATTAGACCTCGTAAATTGAAGATGTAACCGGCGATTGATGGCGCATAGATTCTTGCATCTCTGCTTGCCATTCAGGCTCACGGACAAGCAGACCACGGTCGCGGAAGTGCTTTACAGCCATAGAGACTGTATCCACAATATCGTCGTTCTTGCCCTTGGGGAACACAGACACTTGTTGAATTACCATGTCTGCAAATGCGCGATCAGGCGCGTAGATAATACCCTCTGCGAAGAGATGCTGTATGCTGTATAGGCGAGCGAGCTTGTCCAATGTCTTGGGGTCATACATTTGCACGCCCCAATCTTCGTGACTGTATAGGCGACGAATTTCTTGCGCAACACTATGGCCGGCTGCCTTGTTCTCGATCAGGAGCAGGTCAACCTTGAGGCGGCGGCAGGTCTTGGCCACCTTTTCGACTAGGTCGTGTAGCTCCAGACGCTCCTGCCAGCCATCCATGAGCATGAGCCTGGGCTGATCGCCGCGCGGCCCTTCAGGCCCCTTGTGCAGCACCTGGGCGGCCTGATCGAACATGTTCATGGCGTCCTGCGTGTCACGCCTCTGGCCGCCTCGTGTGGCGTAGGCGTCGATGCGCTGCGCCTGGGCGCCGGAGAACAACCCCCAGACGGTCAGGGCGCTGAAGTCGTTCTCGGCCTTGATCGTGTAGGCCGTGTCCAGACTAGCCACCACATACTCCATGGGCGGGAACACGCTGGCCTCGTAGAGGCGCCACCACTCCCGCTTGATGACGCCACCACCACGCGGCGTAGGCTCCTGCTGGAACTGGCCGGCTGTGGCATATGGCCCCATGACACGCTTGTCGCGAGTGACCACCTCAGCCGGGAACCGCTCAGGGAACAGTAGCTCGCCGGCCTCCGAGCGAGGGTCTATGAACCCCAGCTTGGTCGGGAACGAACGCGCCGGATCAAACTCCATCGGCAGCATGAGGTGATCGTAGCCTAACTGCTTATCCAAGATGACGCCGCTCACGTCTTCCTCATGCAGACGCTGCATGATGATGACAATTGAAGATCGAATAGGATCATTCAAACGTGTTGGAATAGCCTCAAGGAACGTCGTGACTTCTGTCTGTCGCTGCGTTTCAGAAGCTGCTGAATCCACAGAATGAGGATCATCAATGATGACTCTATCGCCCCTGATACCTGTCAAGCTGGTGATCGCCGTAGCAATACGGAAGCCACCAACGCTATTGACGAAGTTCAGCTTCTCATTCTGATCTTTGGCCAGCTTAACAAGTTCGCCCCATCGGGCCTGATACCATTCAGACGTGATAAGCTGCCGCATGCGCCTACTATCACGCGCAGAAAGATTCTCAACCTTGTGCGCCGCGCACACATATCGCAAGTGCGGCATGTTGCATGGCCCCCACTCCCACGCGGGCCAGAACACATTAGTGATAAGAGACTTCATCGTGCCAGGAGGCACGTTCACAAGCAGGCGATTGTATAGCGTCCCGTCGGCTAATTCATGACCATCAGTAATTGCCTCAAGATGATCGCAAATAGCGTCAATGTGCCAACCATGCGTGTATGGCTGTCCTGGCTCAACTATGGACCAAGCCATGCGAATGAACGCAACAAGGCTCTCTGCTGCCTCTGCCTTATCTAAATCAATCAGAACCTTGTCAGCGTCAAGAACAAGTCCGCCAACACGAACAAGCGTATTGCTCACTTCTTCGCCTTAGCCGCTACCATCACAGCACGCAACGCGTCACGCTGCTCAGGCGTAAGATCGCCAACATCAATCGTCGTCGCCTCTACCCTAATCGGTCCACCATCAGGTCCAGACAATTCCTGCTTCTGAGAATCAATCCAGCCAGATGCAGAGCGACTACGATTCCGCAAACCTAAACTAATAATCTGAGAGTTTCCAGGTGAACCACTAGCAGTGTTCATTGCCCTTTCTTCCCACCACGCAAGAGCTTTGATGCGCCCTTCGTGAGTAGCCTGCGAGAATTCAGGGTGCTTTGCCTGCCAATCATACAAGCACCTAATAGGAATATCCAACTTAGCAGACGCGGCTTCAAGAGAATAACCCTGAGCCATCACCTCAACAATCTTTTCGCAATATTCTGGCTTGTAATTAGAAGGACGACCACGCTTGCTTTTGGCCTCTACTTCCTTACCTTCTGCCATAATCTGCTCACATAAAAAAGGGCACCAAACGACAATTCGTCAGGCGCCCTCAATATAGACACGAAAACAGATCAATCAATCATTTTCTTGATCGTGACCATTTTCCATGACCACCTCGCAGACGACGCTTTGAGTCTCAATCGAGCATTTTAGAATTTTGACGCGCTCCATATGCGCCGAGTAGCCGGCACGGAAGCCAATGGAATACTCATCCTTGTCATATCCGTCTCCACCGGCACGGTGCCGGAGGCTACCGGCAGAGCCACGGAAAGTGGCTCCGATGACCGTTTCCTCACGGGCTGCCGCGAGGCCATTTTGGAAACCCTGCTTGAGGGCAACGACATCGTTCTTCATGGCTACAGGCCCATTTCAAAGGTTGCGAAGGGGGTAGCTTCGGCTTCCTGGCGCAGAGCGCGCAGGGCAGCGATATCGTCACGGAGCCACGTCCGCAGGATGGCGCGCCACGCGATGTCGCGTTCGCTGATCCAGTCGCTGACCTGGGAGGCCAAGTCGGCTTCGGCCTGGGCGAGGATGGCCAGGATGGACTTCCGGGCCATGTCAGGCGCCCCGCACGAGGGCGCGAGGGGCGGAAGCCACGGCCAGCGCGGCCTCAACCTCCTTGAGTTTGCGAAGGGCCTTGGCACGGGCGCGAGTGGCGTCCCCGAGACGACGCTTGCCACCGGCCAGGGTCATCCATGCGAGGGGAGAGGTATCACGACGGGCGCGGCCACACTGGCGCAGGCCATCGGCCACCTGACGGCAGGCATTGACGTAGGACAGGTGGGCGAGGCGGACAAACTCAGCCAGATCGGAGAGATCATAGACCGGCGCCACATGCAGCGGCTGCCCGATCATGGCGGCCACATCGGCCAGGATGGCATCAGTCAGACGGCCATCAGTGAACCGCTCAGCGGCAGCGAGGACAGCGAAATTACGGATCATGTCGTCGTCTCCTATTTAATCGGGCTGCATTGCCCGTGGCACCTACATACAACCACCTAATTTTAAGCGCAATACGATAAAGCGTGTTTTTTGAAAAAAATGCGTTTCTCCCCACGACAAGGGGCGCCACGCTAGGCCCACGAAACCTCCCA